AGGATATCAAGGTGGGGTATACAACCCTAAAACAAAAACAAGAGATTATGCAAGTAATATAGACCGATCAGGTAATACATATGATATGCTTGATAATCCTACTGGACGAAAAACGATATTAAATAATCCTGTAATGGATGTTGCTGATATAGCTGCTATCCTAGCAGGAATAGGTCTTGGTATAAAGGCCTCTATAGCAGTAGCTAAAGATCCATCGTTAATAATAACATATCCTAAAAAGATACAGAAAAAAATACAATCAGCATTTAGCAACTTTAAAGGAAATAAAAAAATGGCTTCCACTCCTAAAAAAGCAGTAATACCAAAAATAACATCATCATTATCAAGATTAATAGGTTCAAAATTTACTGATGGAACTTATAATGCATGGAGAAATTTACCTAATTCTGCAAAACAAGCACTAGAACCTGATTTAAGAGCAGGTAAATTTAGTGGAACTGGAGGAATAGGTAAAATTATGGAAGCTGCTGATAAATTTAAAAGTGCATCAAAAACATCAGCAACTAATGCAAAACCTCTACCTTCAACTCCTAGTACCAAACTTGGTCCTGTTAAAGATAAAATGGCGTATGTTACGAATGCACCAAAAAATCCACCTAAAGTTAATACAGGTAATTTTTCAGCAGACGCAAAACCTTTTATAAGTAAAAAAACAGCAGGGTCAGTCTTAACTATTGGTGGTCTAACACTTATTGCTGATAATTATGGAGAAAAAATTGCTAATTATTGGGAAAACTATGAGTTTCCTAAAAGTTTACCTGAAAGACGTAAAAAAGAAAAAGAACTAAATAAATTGCTTGTAAAGGCGGTAGGTAAAGAAGGAATGATGGGAGGTATGGGAGAACCTGATGGAGGTAAACCTCCTAAAGAAGTAGAACCTGAACCTAAAAAAGTAGTTAAAAAACCTAAAAAAGAACCTAAAAAAGAACCTGAAAAAGTAGTTAAAAAAGTAGTTGAAAAAGTTGAATCTAATCCTGTTGAAACTTATCAAGGAAATAATAAAAAGAAAAAACCTGCTAAAAAGAAAGTTGAAAAGAAAGAATCTGTAAAAGATCAAATTCTTAGACAAGGTAAACGTAAATATGGTAAATTTACTGTAGACTCTACTGACGAAGGTATGAGTAAGTTTATGGGTACTAAAGATGAAATAAGACAGCAGATGGAAGATGAAGAAATGAATTTCCGTAAGGGTGGTATGGCTAGAGCTAAAGCTTTCGGTAAGGGTGGTACATATAAATCACCTAAAAAGAATTATACTAGCGGTATCAATATGAGATACGGTGGAGCAACTAAACGAGCTAAAGGATATTAATATGTCAGTTCCAGGTCAGGTAAAAACTAATAAAAATAAATCTTCTACTAAAAAAACTATGGGGGAAGGAGCTACAGAGGCATCTAAAATAGGTATGTCTATGCTTATTCCTGTAATAGGATTAAAAGCAGTATCAGCTGCTATAGCTACAAAGGGTGTAGCTTTTGCTTTAAAAAAGTTTGGTCCTAATCTTGTAAAATCAGCTAAGAAATTTTTAGATCCTGTAAAAACACAAAGTTTAAAAACAGGCAGAGGTAGAGGAACTTCTGGAAATAAAAAAGAAATGGAAGATGCCTATGTAGTTTATAAAAAAGGTCCACTATCTAAAAATAAAAAAGGCGATGTAGATATGGGCATGAAAAAAGTTTCTAAATCTGAGGGGGAAAAGATGTTAGCTAAAGGTGCTGCTCGTAAAGTTGCAATAGGCACTGTAGCAGCAGCAACAGGAATAGCAGTAGGTTCATCATTATCTAAAGACAAAAAGGAACCTAAAGGCAATCCTGCTACCGTAACACCTAATCAGAAATCTAGACAGGCTGACTTATCCGAAACACAAAAGGTTACTCAAACTAAAGATATAGGCGATGGAGATAAAAAAGACAAGAAGTCAAAAGACTCTATAATAAGTAAAAGTGCAGAAAGTAAACCTAAACCTCCTAGACCAAGGAATAAAGATGTTGAAGGTATGGCAACTACAGAGAAAAAGATAGCATCTAAAAAAGCTGCTCAAGACATGGCTACACAAGAAAAAAGATCTAAAAAGAAACCTACTACAACAGACGTAGGTGAGCAAGTATCTAAAAAGAAAACAGCAAAGAAAAAAGATATGAGTGATCCTAAGAAAGCAAAGGGTTATGATTATAGTAGCAAGGACGATGATTTTAAATTTGAAGCAGATGACCTAAACCTACGCAAGGGTGGTATGGCTAAATACAAAAAAGGTGGTATGGCTAAAGCATTTGGTATGGGTGGAATGTATAAGACTCCTAAGAAAGCATACGGTATGAAGTATGGTGGGATGACTAAGAAGAGAGGTAGAGCTTAGTGAAAACTAGCCTAACTGAAAAAGAAAGCCTATTCCTAGATGCTTTGTTTAACGAAGCTAATGGTAACTTTCGGGCTGCTATGGATAGTGCAGGATATTCTAAAGCAGAGTATCCTGCTAGAATAATTAAAAGACTTAAAGATGAAATAATAGAAAGGGCAGAATATGTATTGGCAGCGAATGCTCCAAAAGCGGTATTATCTATGGTTAGCGTTATTGATGATCCTAGTGCTTTAGGCAATAGGGAAAGACTAGCAGCGTCTAAGGAAGTATTAGACAGGGTAGGGCTGGTTCGTACTGAGAAGATAGAACATAAGGGTAGTCCATCAGCCGTAGTTGTCCTTCCTCCATTAAATAAAGATGAAGATGAAGACGAGGAGTAAGACTAAACCTATACCAGCCGTAGGGATAACACCGTATGGCTATGATCCAGCTAAGAAGGGTCAGGATAAGTCGTTCTATTACCCTGTCGCAAAGGTACTAACTAAGCTAGAAGAAGCTATAGTAAAGATTAGAGAAGATCAACAACCAGTAAGAAAGGTCGCAGGGTGGTTAGAGAATGAAACCAATAGGAAATTATCTGCTACCAGACTACACAAACTTGCTTGGACGAAAGAAGAACTTGATGCTCGTAGAGAGACAAGAGAAGCCAACCTTAATAAAGAACAGAAGAAAGTCAAGCGACTCAAGAATACAGTTAAACAGACTAGCATTAAAGCAGAACAGGCAAAACGCAGACTTAAAAAAGCCGTTGCTAAACCTGCTAGTGTAGAACAAGAGACATTTGAGTTTCCTAACGATACGGTTGAACCAGAACAAGAGGTTGCTTTTGAGCCTAATAAAGGTCCACAGACAGAGTTTCTGGCAGCAGGAGAACGAGAAGTATTTTATGGAGGTGCTAGAGGTGGAGGTAAAACCTATAGTCTACTAATAGCACCATTAAGATTCGCGCATAAATCTGCACATAGAGCATTATTACTCCGTAGATCTATGCCTGAGCTAAGGGATGTTATATTTCAAACGCAACAATTATATCCCAAGGCATTTAAAGGTGCGAGGTTTAAAGCACAGGAGAACACTTGGCACTTTCCAAGTGGAGCAAGAATAGAGTTTGGATACTGTGAAAACTTACAAGATGCTTTACGATATCAAGGTCAATCCTACACATGGATCGGTGTGGACGAGCTTCCGCAATATGCTACATCGGATATTTGGCACTTTCTGAGATCGTCATTAAGAACTGTAGATACAAGTATACCTTTGCAAATGAGGGCAACTGGTAATCCAGGAAATATTGGCTCTGGTTGGGTTAAGAAGATGTTTATCGAACCTGCACCACATGGCAAAAGGTTTGTAGAGGAAGTTAGGTTTACTGCTAATGGACAAGATATAGTATCAGGTATTAGTCGTAAATTTATAGCAGCGTCAGTATGGGATAATCCGTACTTGACACAAGACCATAGTTATGTATCAATGTTAGCGTCGTTACCAGAAGCCAAACGCCAACAGTTTTTATATGGTAATTGGGATGTTGTTGAGGATGGAGCGTTTCCAGAGTTTGATAAAGAAATACACACTGTTGAGTCGTTTAAGATACCTAGTGGTTGGACTAAAATTAGATCATGTGACTTTGGGTATTCTTCTTATTCTGCTGTTCTTTGGGGAGCTATTGATTACGACGATGTTCTTTGGATATATCGTGAGTTGTACGTTAGCAAACTGACAGCAGACAAGTTAGGTCAGATGATTATGGAAACTGAAGAAGACGATGGTAAGATATACGATGCTGTTCTAGATAGTTCCTGTTGGGCTAAACGAGGTGATGTAGGCCCATCAATCGCAGAGACAATAAATAGAGAAGGATGTAGGTTTAGACCTTCTGACAGATCTCCAGGATCTAGAGTAGCAGGTAAGATAGAGATGCATAAGCGTCTACAATTAGATGAAGAAACAGAAGAACCTAAACTAATTATACTAGATAACTGTCGTAACTTAATAAGTCAGTTACCTGCACTACCATTAGACAGGCGTAATTCAGAGGATGTAGATACAAAATCTGAAGATCACTTATATGATGCACTACGGTATATGATAATGTCAAGACCTATGAATAAGACTACAGCATGGGAAAACATCCCTAAACAACGCTGGAAGCCTTCAGATAATGCGTTTGGATACTAAATGGCTGATGATTTTTTAGATAGTGATGAGAATACTGCCTTAGAAGATTCTAATCAATCTACTGAATACGATGATCTTATAAGTTATGTTGAGAAGAAGTTTACTACGGCTAAGTCTGCTAGATATACAGATGAGGCACGATGGTTGCAATCTTATAGGAACTA